CTTACTTGAAATATACAGATGATTCACGTGAAACATATAGCTTTGGATCACAGATTCATCTTGTTCCACACTTAGAGTTTTTGCTTGAATCTTCTTGGTCAGATGGTTATGCTGATTTCACAGCTACAAGTAATTATTATTTTTAGATAATTTTGTATAATATTGATATCGTTGAAGATGTATAGTTAATGGGCGGAAATGGGTGGCAAAAAGTTCTACAAGCTTTAAAAAAGGTCATAAAGGCGGTCCAGGTCAGCCACCACAGCCAGAAGAGATCCGCAAAGCTGCTAAGATGTCTAAGACCTTGTTCCAAGGCATATTTCATCGTTTCTCTTTGATGACCTATCCTGAATTTGAAAAGCATATGAATAAAAAAGACATTCTTCTTATGGAGAAGATTGTTGGTACTATCATGCAGAAGTCTCTAGGTGGTGACACTAAGGCTGCAGCATTGATATGGGATAGGATGATGGGTAAGGTTAAGGAGAATATTGAGATTCAGCTTCCCAAGCCTATGGTGATTAACAGAAGAAATGGTGAGCAAGTTGTTTTAGGTCACGAAGAAGACAAGGATGCGATAGATGTCTCAGCAGAAGATAAGTGATGTTCACATCCATGTTTGGGGTGGTAAGAAATGTGTTACTATTCCAAGCGTTCCTAAGTTAACATTGTGGAAGAAATTCTTGAACATTCTTAGGATTAAAAAATGACTGATTCGTATAAGGATATAGTGGTATCTGATCCTGTCACTCCTTTTGGGGAAGTGTCAGTTGCAGAAGATACTCCTGTAGTTCAATTAGATGCAACACTTGGTCTTAAGACCCAGCAAGAAGTTGAGGTGTATACAGGCACAACTGGTAGTGTTGCTGTTGAAGATACTGGTACTGGTTATGAGTGGAGATGTCAGACTGGAACAGATGTTGGCGGTTATGGAATAGTTAGAAGTCAGAATGCAGTTGCTTATAAGCCTGGGCAAGGTTCTGTTTATAGATTTACAGCAAGGTTTGATGAAGGTGTTGCTTTAAGCTCTATGAGAGCTGGTGCTATTGCTGTAGGGAATGAACTATCCTTTGGATACAACGGTGTTGACTTTGGTATTCTTCATAGGACTGCAGGTAAGTTAGAGATCAGAAAGCTAACGATAACAGCGGCAGCATCTGGGAATGAAACAGCAACAGTAACATTAAATGATATTGAATATACAGTTAGTTTAACGAGTGGCACTATTGTTCATACTTGTGTAGAGCTAGCTGCTGATGATTACAATAGTGTTTGGGTAGCTACTAGTAATGATGAAACAGTTCTTTTCATTGGTCAGGCGGTGGGTGCTCAATCTGGGACATATTCTTTTTCTAGTACAGGCACTGCAGCAGGGACATTTGAGCAAGTAGCTGCTGGTGCTGATGTAGTTGATACTTGGTATTTGCAGGAAGAGTGGAATGTTAATAGATGCGATGGATCTGGACCGTTTCCGATGGTGCTTAACCCACAGAATGGAAATGTATTCCAGATAAAACAGCAGTATCTTGGTTATGGAAATATAGATTTTCACATAGAGAATCCTGCTAATGGTAAATTTCAGATGGTTCATAGGATTCATTATTCAAATAACTATCAGTCGCCTAGCTTGATGGCACCATCATTTAAGATGGGTGTGTTTGCTGCATCAATTGGATCAACAACTAATTTAAATGCTTACATGGCTAGTATGTTTGGTGCTAACCAGGGAAAGTCTATTAGTACGATAAATCCTGATAGTCATGGAAATACAAATACTAATGTGACTACAACTACAGCAAATATATTATCCATTAGAGTCAGGCCAGAGATTAACGGAATTATTCAACTTAGAGAGATAAAAGCTTTGCTGGCAACATTTGCTTCTGATGGTACAAAACCAGCAGTGGTATATTTGTATCTTAATCCTACTTTATCAGGAGATCCTGACTGGCAGTATCATGAGGGTAATACAACAGATGCGATAACAGAAGTTATGACTACTACTGTAGATGTTGATGTTAATGATGGTGTGACTTTAGAGCTAGGAACATTTGGTCTAGCTCGTGTTGACAGTGAAGTAGTCGATCTTGAGAAGCTAGGCATAACTGTCAAAAGAAACGATGTATTAACATTAGCAGCTCAATCAACATCTGGATCAACTGAGATAACAGGATCATTAATTTGGAAGGTAAAATGAAAGTTATTGCTGAGATTTGTTCTAATGTAAAGAACCTTAAAGACTGTTTTAAGTCAATAGACATGGCAGCAGAAGCTGGCGCTGATTATGTGAAGTTTCAGTATTTCACAGACAGAGATATGTATGGAATGAATCTCGGTTATAAGCCAATACTTAATTTGGATGAGATCCCACAGCTATCGAAATATGCGCGTAATATGGGGATCGGATTTTCATGCACGTTCTTCAACCCTGAGACGCTTAGAGCTAATTCGCAGTATATTGATTTCATCAAGATTGCTAGCTCAGATATGTTGTATGAAGATCTTCTTAAGCAAGCAAAGGACTTGCACAAGCTTATACTTCTTTCCACTGGTGGACACACAGAAGAGCAAGTTGAAAAAGCATTAACTTGGATCGACAACAGAAGATTAGTGCTTATGTACTGTGAATCTGCTTATCCAGCCAAGCGTACTGATTTAGATAAGCTTGAGGTTTTGAAGATATTTACTAAGAAGATTGGTGTTTCAGATCATTCTTTGGATGTGTATCAAACACCAATACTAGCAAGAGATCTTGGTGTCTTGTATTTCGAGAAGCATGTGAACTTCTTGGATTATACTGATACGCCGGATGCACCGCATTCGCTTAGTCACAAAGAATTTCAGGACATGATGTCTAAGCTTAAGGGCAAGAAAAGACTTAACCTGCTTAGCCCTGATGAGATGCCAATGGTTTCAATGTACAACCGTAGGTGTGTTGCTACAAAGAAGATTACGGCTGGTGAAAAGTTAATTTATGGTGAGAACTTTGGTTATTATAGAAGTCTTAAGCCAGAGACAGAAGGTTTTAGGCTAACATCATATCTCAAAGGCAAGGTTGCTAAGAGAGAGATTTTACAAGGTCAGACTATTACAGGGAGGTATATATGAGTCAGCTTGATACAAGAGTGTTTACTTTAACTGTTGCCAGTGGTGCAACAGAGTCCAATGCTATAGATCTTGGGAGATCTTACAGGAAGGTCTATTTAGAAACACCTTCTGCTATTGCTGGTGCTGCTGAGATTCATGGCGCTTCAGAGAAAGATGGTACTTTCAAGAATATGTACAACAGCGGTGCTACTGCAGTTGTTGCTTCAGGAATATCTAACATGATGATAGACCTTGAAGATTATGCTTATACAAGACATATGAAGTTAGTTCTAACTGCTGCTGCTGCAGATGGCGCTGAGTATAAGGTTGTTTGCTCTGAGTGATATCTGGCGACCTCATAGTGATAAGCAAGATCAGGCTCTATTTTCAAATAGTCTTATCACGATATGTGCTACTGGCATTCAGTGGGGAAAGACCACTGTGGGTGCTTTGTTCATCAAAGCTCTTATGCACAAACATATCGATGAGAAAGATAATTTCGTTATTGCAGCACCTACCTACAAGATCATGCAACAAGCGACATTACCTGAGTTTTTAAGAGTTATGCAAGGATGTGGTGAGTATTCAAAAGGCGACGCTTGCTTTAAAATGCATAACGGCGGGACCTGCTGGATGCGTACCGGTACTGATGCCAACAGTGTTGTAGGTATCACCAATGTTCGCGGTGTTTGGGGTGATGAAGCTGGATTATTTTCGCTTTACTTTCACGAGAATATCCAAGCAAGGGCTTCAGTTAAGCAAGCTCCGATTATATACACTACTTCCCCATATACTCTTAACTGGATTTATTCTGATTATATCCGCCCTTATCACAAGGGACGTTTGCAAGATGATGTTTTGATTATTCAGGCACAATCAAGAGAGAATCCTTACTTTCCTGAAGAAGAGTTCCAGCGTAAGAAAAAGACTATGGACCCAAGACGGTTCAATATGATCTACGGTGGTGAATTCCATAAAATTGAGGGTTTGGTTTATGGATGCTTTGATGAAGATAATCATGTGATTGACCGCACAAGATTAGAGCCTAAGACAATGTATGTGGCTGGTGTTGATTGGGGTTATACTAATCCTGCTGTTATATTGGTTTTTGCTATTACTCCTAATGATGGTGTTTTCTTAGTCGATGAGTTTTATCAATCCAACAGACGTATATCTGAGATAGTGCAAGCTGCTGAAAGGCTTAAGATTCTTTATAATATAGAGAGGTTCTACTGTGACCCGTCATCACCTGCAAATATCGCCGAATTTAATAAAGCTCGTCTTACGGCTATTCCTGCTGATAATGATATTCGCGCTGGAATCGATGCTGCTTATGAGTTGATAGCAACAGATAAATTTCATGTGTTTTCAGATGCAGCACCGCACTTTATAGATGAAATATCCATGTATCATTATCCTGAAGAAGAGGATGTGACAGCAGATAAGGATGTGAAAGAAACTTTGCCAGTGAAGCAACATGATCATGCTATGGATGCTTTTAGGTATCCGATTTATGCTATGCATCTTTCAAGGACGATGTTCAGTAAGCGAGCACCTGTTACCCCAAAACAGAATCCAATTGACACAAGGATTCATGTTGTAGATGATTTACTCAAACAAGGTTTTGATAATGAAGAGTATGATTGGTGATGTATGATATATCCGTACCTATGTAGTAATTGCTCGCATGAGTTTGAAATAATTAAGTCTGTGAGACAGATTGATGATGAAGAGTTATGTCCTGAATGTGGTAATATATCAGACAGAACAATATCTTGTTCCCAAGGAATAGATAAATCATCGGCTGCAGACTGGAACACGCCGCATTATAACCCTGCATTTGGAAAGCATTTCTCATCTAATTCTCAGGCTAGAAAAGAAGCTAAGAAGCGCGGCATGGAAGAGATTGGCAACGAGCCAATAGACAAAATACATAAAAAGTTTGATAATGATAGGCAAGAGAAACAACGGGCTAGGTGGGATTCTGTTAATATGGATCATGGAGAGATCAGATCATGAGCGATAACATACCTGAACATGGTGCATTAGGGCCTGATACTAAGCCCGATCTCGATCAAAGCCCAGAGGCTATTGAAACTGTTCAATTTGTAATGAAGGAGTTCAAGCGACTTAAGCAGCACCGCTCTAAGTATGACAAGAACTGGCTACATAATTATAAGATGTTTCGTGGTGACCACTGGCATAACTTAAGAATGCCAAAACACAGACAAAAAGAAGTTATTAATCTAATTTGGCAAACAGTACAATCGAACATGCCTTTGCAAACCAATGCTAGACCTAAGCCTGTATTTATTCCTGAAGAGCCTAGTGATAAGCAATTTGCAGAAGTATTAAATAAATTACTTGATGCAGATTGGGAGAGAAATAATTGGCTAGTGCCACTCTCGGAAATCATTCTTGATGGCTATATTTATGGACACGGTATGGGGAGTGTTCATTATGATCCTGATGTAGATTACGGCGTTGGATCTGCAGTCTTTGAATCAGAAGACCCGTTTTATCTTTATCCAGATAATGAAGCTCGTGAAGTCAATGGTAAGAGATCAGATACTTTTATAAAAGCTGAGCCTATTGATACTGACAGACTCAAGAAGAAGTATCCTGAATGGAAAGATAAGATTAAATCAGATATTCACGAGTCAATTCAGTCTTCCAAGGCAGCTTTGAACGAATACCAGTTAAGACAGTCTAATTCAGATCTTGATATGGCTGATGCTACATTTGATTCTTCTAAGACAAGAGAAAGTCAGAAGACTTTACTTCTTACGGCGTGGCTGAAGCCAGATGACACTGAAGAAGTTGAAGAAGAAGATGAAGAAGGCAATATTAAAGTAATTGTTAAGAAAGTTTACCCGTTTGGCAGAGTTGTCAAAATAGCGAATGGTATCTTGCTTGAAGAAGAAGAGCTTCAAACGTCTGGCAACTTTCCTTTTGTTAAATATATAAATTACATGCTTCCCAGGGAATTCTTTGGAGTTTCTGAAGTTGAGCAACTTGAATCACCGCAAAGAGCATTCAACAAGATATTAAATGCTTCTTTGGAGATATTGAACTTAATGGGTAATCCTGTTTGGATTGTAGACACTTCTTCAGGAATCAATCCGCACAAGCTTGTGAATAGAACGGGATTAGTTGTTGAGAAAGAACCAGGATCGGAGGTTAGAAGAGAGATCGGCGTTCAGCTTTCACCGACAGCTCTTTCTTTGGTCGATAGGCTTGAGACTTGGTTCAATGGCGTGGCTGGTAATCAAGACGTCACTAGGGGTGAAGCACCTGCCTCTATTACTGCTGCTAGTGCTATCGAGCAGCTGATGGATGCCGCAAGAACTCGTATAAAACAAAAGCAGCGAAACCTTGATGCCATGATGAGAGATTTTGCTAGGCAGTATTCAGATATCGTGCTAGAAAAATATACAAAGAACCGTGTATTTAGAGTTACTAACAATGATGATTCCACTCAATTCTTTAAATTTAGAGTTGAGAACAGAGAAGATCCTGAAACTGGTGAAGCTCAAAAGGTTGGTGTCATCAGAGAATTTGTCGAGATGGAAAACGGTGATATAGCTGTATCATCTGATGACAAGGAGTTTCTTATTGCTGGAAGATTTGATGTTAAGATAAACACTGGCTCTTCGTTGCCATTTGCTGTGGCTGATAAAGAGCAGAAGTCTTACGCCTTGTTCGATCGAGGCATTATAGACGAAGAAGAAGTCTTATCTCAGATTGATTACCCAAATAAAGAGCGAGTTCTTGAAAGGCTTGCTGAACGCAAACAAGCTGAGGCAGAAGCTGCTTCAGCTCAACAAGGAGGTTAGTGATGGCTGATGGAATGGTCGAACAAGCACCACAAGAGCAGATGCAAGGAGCACCTGCAGAAGGCGGAGCTGATACTTTTCTTCAGGATTTAGGCCAAGGTCTTCAGACTTTAGGTGAGATGGTTCAAGCAACTCCAGATGCACCACCTGAAGCTATGCAAATGGTTGAGCAAATCATGAGCATGTATGAGCAGCTTATTCAGACTATGAGCGGCGGCGGCGCACCACAGGATCAAGGTCCGCAGGCAGTACCAGTAGATCAGCCTGAAGGTACTCCAGTCTAATATATTTTTTACAATTGAATATTTTTTAAGGATGTTTTTGCATGGAAGCAGATTATACAGACAGCGATGTCAATCAAATGATAGAAAATGTTGATAAGTTTGATGATATTAACGGCGATCCCAACGCCAAACAAGAGGAAGAAAAGCCTGCTGAACAGGTTCAGGAAGAGCAACCTGCAGCAGAAGAACAGCCACTTTCTTTCAAAACAAAAGATGATCTGTTAAAATACAAATTAAGTTACAAGACTGATGGTGGAAAAGATGTTGAGGAGGATCTCGCTACTATATTAAAGCGAGCATCAGGTGGCTACCATTTTGCTCAGCGCATGAATGAGTATAACCAGAAGATGCAGCAATATAACGACGAGTATTTGCCACAGATTGACTCTGCTAATCAGATAAAAGAAAAATATGGTAAGTTTGAAGAGTATGCGAAAGAAAATCCTGAGTGGTATGATCATTGGTCAAACGCTTGGGAAAATCGATACTCGCAGCAACAGGGTTTAGAACAAGATCCGCAACAGACTAACGTGAAGATGTTAGAAAGCATGCTTGCAGAGAAACTAAACCCAATAAATGATTTCATGAATTCTTATCAGCAGCAGCAAGCGCAAGCTGTTCATGAGAAAGAGTTCGACCAGCAGTTTCAGGCAGTGGAAAAGACAAGACAACAGTTCAAGGACGTTGATTTTGACTATGTAAACCCTGAGACTGGAAAAAGTCTTGAGTATGAAGTTTTAGAATTTATGCAAAAATCTGGCATCCAAGATTTCAATGCAGCATTCAAAGCATACCATCACGACAGTTTAGTGAAGATGCAAGTAGAGCAGGCTAGAGCTGCTCAAGAGAAGGCTGAAGTTGAGCGTAAAAAAAACGGAATACTAGACATCAAGTCTACTCCCAAAACACGCACACCAAACCTTCAGGGAAAAAATCTAGATCAACTAATGGATATAGCTCTAAAAGATCAAGACATTTTTGGAGCTTCATAAAACAATTATGGAGGTAAACCATGGCGGTTTCTATTGATCAGCTGAATGCGATCACACACAAGTATATTATGCCTAAGATGTTTGATAACATCTTTGATTCAAATCCTTTACTTAAGAAAATAAAGGATGGAGGATCTTACAAGTCTATTTCTGGTGGTACAAAGATTACTTTACCACTTAACTACGCACAAGCCACAAACGGCTGGTATTCTGGTGCAGATACTCTAAGCACTGTTGATGTCGAGAACATCACTTCTGCTGAGTATGACTGGAAGAGCTTGTTTGCTGGTGTAACTATCTCAGAAGAAGATGAGTTGAAGAATAGTGGTGATGCTGCTGTTGTAAACCTTCTTAAGTCTAAGATGGAGATAGCTGAAAAGACTTTGAAAGATGCTCTTGGCACTGGTCTTTTCTCTGATGGAACTACAGCAAAATCTATTATTGGTTTGAGAGACATTGTTGCAGTTGATCAGACTGTTGGTGGGATTAGTCAAGCGACTAACTCATGGTGGCAAGCACAAGTTGATAGTTCTACAACTACAACTTCAATTTCTGCAATGAACAGCGTTTTTCAAGATGCTTCTGTTGATTCTGAAATGCCAAATTATGGTGTCACAACTCGTAGTCTTTATAATTCTTACTACGCTTTATTGCAGCCGCAACAGCGTTTTATGGATAGCAAGACTGCAGAAGGTGGATTCCAGAACTTAATGTTCAATGGTCAAACGGAAGGCCGTCTTGCTGCGTGAGCTGCTTGATTATGACTGGGCAATATCGGTAGACGCTGAAACGCCAATACCGAGATAAGTCAGAAAAGCAAAGAATTCTGACCATCGTAACGCATAGCAGATGAACCTTGAAAAAGAATATAATTCTGCCACGAGTGTCCGGCATCTCACTGAGATGAAAATGTATGCTGACCTAACAGGAAAAGAAACTGTTAGAACTTAGGGATAAAAAGCCTTAAGGGTAACAAAAGTGATTCCAATTGTTCATGATAGTCATTGTCCAGCAAATCATATGTTCATGTTGAACTTATCGCATTTGCACTTGTTCTATCATCCTAAGAGAAACATGAGCTTCGAGCCGTTCCAAAAGCCGATAAACCAGCAGGTTAAGGTTTCTAGGATTCTTTGGATGGGTGCATTAGGATCTTCTAACAACAGATTACACGGTGGCTTAACAGCTCTTACTGCTTAATCTAACTTTAAAGGAGTTTTTATCATGGGATTTAATTCTGCAGGTCCTGTAGCCTTTTCTGGCGGGCCTTCAAATGTAACATCTGCTTTAAATCTTGGCCGAGATCCTGAAGTTGGACAGCGGGCATGGTTTGATGGTCGTGAATACGTTTTTGTTTATAATGACGGTGGTGAGCAAATTGATCCTGGATTTGGTGCTGTTCTGCAGTCCGGAGTTTCAGGATACTCAGTAACAGTTTCAGCCGTAACAAGCGCTGATTTGGTTGTCGGTGTTTGTAGAAATGCAACACTTACAACTGGAACTTATGGGTGGCTAGTTTCAAGGGGAATAACTCCTGTTGAAATGAACGCATCATCTGGAACAGTTGCTGCTGGTGATCTACTTGAAGTGGGAGCTAATGGTGACTTCCAAAAAGTGTCTAACACTACTGGTAACCTAGCCCCGGCTATCGGAAAAGCTTTGGAAGCTATTGTTTCTAGTGCTAGTGGTTCTGCTTATATTTGTTGCTACTAATTTTTTATGATTTTACCGATGGGATGTTTTTATGAGAGTACGTGAGTATATTTGTGAGTATCAGAATTATATTATGTCGCCACCTGTGGCACCTCAGCAGTTAAGGTCAAATTCAACGTCTAACGATGATTCGACGATTGCTGCTTGGAGAAACACTTGGCTTAATAATATAAGAGAAAACAAAAAACACTTTGGGTCTTTCAAAAAGCATTCTATCGGTTCAGTGTACCACCAGCATTTGTATAAGCCTTGTATTATTGCAGGTTCTGGTCCTTCACTGAAGTTTAATTATGAAAAGTTAAGGGACAGAAAAGGCATACCACTGGTTTCATGTTTGCATAATTTTCATTATTTTGAAGATGCTGGTGTTGCTCCTGATTATTATGTAAGTTTAGATGCTGGTCCTGTAGTTCTTGAAGAAGTCTCTGAAGGTGGATCTAAAACACCTGAAGAGTATTGGGAACTAACCAAAGACCGCACTTTAATTGCTTATATTGGGACTAATCCTGAGCTTTTCAAGAAATGGAAAGGTAAGGTGTTTTTATATAATGCACCTTTACCAAATGTTGAACTAGAAAAAGAGATTGATGATATAGAGCCTTTTAGGGCTATGATTTCTAATGGTGGCAATGTTCTTGGAGCTTGTCTTTACTTTGCTAAGGGCTGGCTAGGATGTCCAACAACAATATTTGTAGGCGCTGATTTTAGTTTTGATCCAGGTGATAAAAGATTCCATTCATGGGATTCTAAGTATGACATGAATATGGGTCACTGTATTGATGCCTATAATGTTTTTGGTCATAAAGTAAAAACCTGGCAGAGTTATTATAATTTCAAGTGTTGGTTCGATTGGGTTTCTTTGAACGTCCCAGGTCAATATATCAATTGCACAGAAGGCGGTTGTTTGGGATCATATGCTCAAGGTAATCTATGGACTATTAAGCAAATGGATTTAGATAAATGTCTTGATATGATGAATATGAGCAATCATATTTTCGAGCAGTTTGAAGATCCAAGTGGCGCGACGAAGAAAATTCTTTTTTAAAGGGTAAGAAAAATGGCTTATGATAATGACATATTAGAACGAATGAACATGGGTAACAAGCAGGCAATATTTTATTCTTGCACTGCTGATGCTGCTGCTGGGACGATAGTTACTGGCATGAAATCAGTTGATGCTGTTGCTATGACTCCAAAGTCAATGGCTTCTGCACCAGGGCTTACAAGAATGAACGAAGGTGTTGCAGGGACTGCTACTGCTGGAACCGTTGCAGTTACTGGTGTTGCATCTGGAGATACGTTTTATTTGATGGTTTTTGGACACTAATATTTATTTTATATTTTGAGGGATATTATGGCGAAGGTTAGAGTTTATAATGATAATAGATTTGTGCATAGAGAAGCTTTCAGGGGTGAAGACATTGTTATTGATCCTGGAGAATATATAGAGATGGAACGAGAGGACGCTGTTCTTTTTAAATCTCAATTTTTTCAGCCAAAGTATGACAAGGGTGGTCTTCAGACTCACGAAAGTTACAAGATGATTAGGTTGCAAAAGATTGAAAACCAAGCTCCTGATGTAACGCATAAAGAATACCGATGCCATGCTTGTGCTTTTACTTCTCAGACAAAACAGGGTTTAGCGACTCATGTCAGAGCAAAGCACACAGGTCAGATGGTAGACGATGATGCAAGGGAGAAGTTAGTTAAGGACTTATAATGGATTCTGTTTATGGTAAAGAAAACCGAGACATCAAACTAACGGGTAATTGGTATATTACCTTGTATGATGATAATGGATCTATTAAGGATTACAAAGAAGGCAGGAATGTTATCACCACAAACGGTGTTGAGTTTTTGGCTTCTTTTTTAAATTCCGCTGCCACTGCTGCATCAACGTTCACTATGAGATATATTGCCATAGGAACTGATTCAACATCAGAGACAGCAGCTGATGCTACTTTAGGTGTAGAATCCGAAAGGCATACTGGCACAGTTTCTTATTCATCCAATGCTATTTATAGCGTCACAGCAACATTTCCATCTGGCACTGCAGGTGCTATAGCGGAATATGGTCTTTTTTCAAGTAATACCGGCGGTACAATGCTGAATAGGGACACTGAAGGTGTAATAAACAAGGGTGTCAATGATACTCTGACAGTTACAACAGAGATAACTATTAGCTAGAAGGTCTTATGGCCGATCATAGTATTACAATTTCTGAGAATTTAGTCGTTCTTGGCGGTTCACCTGCGGAGCTGTGGGGAGATGCTGTTTTAGGCACTGATCTTTGGGGCAATACTGAAGATTATGAGCTGCGGATTCATAAGTATATATTTGAAACTGCAACTCTAACAGAATCCTTGTCAAAAGATGCTACAATAAAGATATCTGAAGTAATATATCATTCAATCAATCAGAATTTAGAGGCTTTAAGGGATTCAGAGGGATATTGTTACATCAATAATGGTGTATGCGATCCAGATGATAGAAATATCCCAGATTACACCGAAGATGGTGCAACAGATCCAGGTTATACAGAAGATTCAGCAACAGACCCAGGATGGAGCGACTCATGACGCCATTAGAATTAGAAGAAGCTGCTAGAAATAGATATAACGCCATTGGTGATAATTTCTATTCTACAGATATGATTATGGATTTGATTTATCAGAGTCAGATGGAACTTGCTCTTGAATCTTTTGTTATTGAAAGAAAATATACCACCACATCAACATCTGGGACTAGAGAATATGCTTTTCCAGCTCAAGCATTTGCTATTAGAAGAGTTGAATATGATGGTGACAAGATTTATCCTGTTTCTTTGGAATCTGACCCAAAGACCTCGACAGCAGAAATTACCGGTAGGTCTGCAGGATATGCGATCTGGAACGAAGAACTAATATTATATCCAACACCTGATACCTCAAGCTTAGAGATAGCAGTTTATTCATATAATAGACCGCAAGCTGTAACGACATCATCTGTGTTAGAGGTCCCTGAAGAATATCATCTTCAAATGATAGATTTTATATTATCTGTAATGTATGGCAAAGATCAGAACATGCAGATGGCTCAATATCATAGAGATTTATGGGAAAAGTCTATTCAAAGAATTAAAAGGCAACATGCTAAGAAAAAGCATGGTGATCAATTTGCTGTTGTTAAGGATATGGAAAACTATCCACAAGAACCAGGGATTATACTTTTATGACAAAGATAAATTCCAAAATTTATCCAAATAGATCAAGGATTCACTTTGATGGTGGCTTAAACAACAAATTTGAGCGTTCTGTCATTGAAGACAACGAATCACCTGATTGCCAGAATGTTATTTTTGATGAGGGATCTGTTGAAACTCGTGGTGGTACTTCTAAATTAAATGCCACATCAGTTGGATCATATGCTTGTGATGGTCTTTACACGAGACATGATAATTCTGGTTCTGAAACTATGGTGGCATGGTTTGGGGGAAGTTTATATGACCTTCAAGGAGACTCATTCACAACAATCGGATCAGCGCAGTCAATATACACAGCCGGTGAAAGAGTGCACGCGGCTGAGTACGAAAATTATATGTTTTTCTGTAATGGTAATAACACTCCCTATAAGTATGGTGGTAGTGGTGATGATTTTACCCGTCATGGTATACCTAGTCCTGCGTCGGCAGTAACTGCCAGCACAGCAGCGACAGGAACAGCTTTAACTGGTGATTACAGATATGCTTTTACTTATGTGAATTCTGCATTAGTTGAAGGCGATATATCTCCAATTTCAACAACATTCGCTGCAGCATCTGAGAACATTCTTGTATCAGAAATAGATGTGGCTCCACAGTCTTACGGCGTTAGCGCTAGAAATCTTTACAGAACAATTACTTCAGGTGCTACATATTTAAGAGTCGCAACAATAAATGACAACACCACGACTACTTATGAAGATGCTATTATTGATGATGATCTTGGCGTTGAGGCTCCATCTGATAATGGCGAACCACCTAGTTTCTCTGGCATTGTATATCATCAAGCAAGACTATTTATGATTGATCCTGATAACAATCTTATATGGTACTCTGAGCTAGCTAATCCATACGTGGTTAAATCAACTAACTTTATAAGAATTGGCGATAATACTTTTGATATCCCTCAATCATTAGCGGTTTATGATAACTCGATTGTTGTATTTTGTAAGGATAATCCTTGGATCATATACATGCCTACCACCGATCCGACAGGCTGGACTCAGCAGAGGGTTAGAGCTAATTATGGGTGTATGTCACCTGCAGGTCCTTTTAAGTTTCAAAACAAAGTTATGTTCCCTGCTATAGAAAACAGTAAGTTGGTAGGATTTGCTGCAATTGAAGGTCAAACTATAGACCCATCTGCTAGCCTTTTAACAAGCTCGGCAGTTGGTTCTGAAATGCAATCTGATAAAATAGAACCAGATGTATTTAATATTCAAGAAGGCATCTATTTAGATGACATAGAATCCATTGTTTACAAGAACAAAGCTTATATTACTTGTACTTATGGCAGTGGGAATATTAAGAACAATCGTATTTATCTATTTGATTTTTCTCTTGGTAGGATTAAAAACCAGCCTTATGCTTGGACGCCTTGGACTGGATTGGGAGCTAATAGCTTTACTGTTTATGATGGTGATCTATATTATGCTTCTTCTGATGCTGATGGTTTTGTTTATGAGATGAACACCGCCGCATATAATGATGATGGATCAGCGATAGATAGTTATTTTTGGACTAAAGAATATACTGGTCAACCCGGTGATGAAAATTATTTTAAGGATTATAGATACTGCCAGTTATTCTTTGAGTTATCCGGTGCTTGGTTTATGAACTTTACTAAGCGTATCGATTCCGACTCTGGTGAAGGTGACACACAAACTGTAGACTTGACACCACCTGGATCTGTTTGGGGAACTATGGTTTATGGTACTGATTTGTGGGGCGGTGGTTCTGATGAAGGAGAAGAAAGGATATATTTATCTCCAACAAGGGGAAAACGTATTCAATATAAATTTAGTAATCAAAACACAGCAGATCAGAAATTCAAGGTTGTAGGTATGAACTTTGTTTATAATGTGAAAGGACTAAGATAATGGCGCAAGAAATAGATCCAGATGCTAGATTTGAAAGAGCTAGAAAAAGAGCTAAGGGTGAAACTACTGCTGCAGTTCAGCAGAGAAAAGAAGGCTTAAGAAGAAAGTTTGCCCAAGCTGGTCTTTCTAGTTCTGGTGCTGCTATTAAACAAGAACAATTAGCAGAGAAACAAGGTCAAGAGCTTTTAGGGCAAAGAATAGGGCAAATAGAATCAGCTCAAGAGGAGTCGGCTTTAAAACGTCAACAAATTGAGAAGCAAAGAGCTTTCCAACGCGGTGAACGTGAAGCTGGCCAGAAATTCGCTTCAGAGCAAGCTGGACTTCAAAGAGGATTTACTGCTGAACAAGCTGGTCTTCAAAGAGGTTTTCTTACTGGAGAGAGAGAAGCAGGTCAGAAGTTTGCTGGTTTGCAAGCGCTTGAACAGAGGTTATTTGCTGGCAAACAGGCTAAGCTAGGAAGACAACAACAAAGAGATTTATCAAAGCTTGCAAGAGAACAACAAGCCGAACAATTTGAAAAGCAGTATGGTCTTTCAGAAAAACAGTTTGAGCTTGATGAAAAAATATCTAACTTCAATATGAAAATGGCTAAAGATGAAGCCAATAAAGAAGATATGTTTGATAAAATTGGTAATCTAGGAACATCCTGGTGGAGTGATTCAACGTCAGGGAAAAACATATTCGATCCTGGTAGCCTTGGTGGTCAAGCAACAACGGGAACAGTTAAAGGCATTAAGAGTGTCTTTAGATTTTAAAAGGAGGTAAAAATGGCAGTTCCAGTACAATTTAACAAAAAGGGTAAAGCTGGTGTTCTAGGTAAGGCTGGAACTGCAGTGGGCGCTATTGTTGGCGGCTTTACTGGTGGACCAGGTGGCGCTTTGAAAGGCGCTCAGTTAGGAAGCTCCATTGGTGGCGGTTTAGGCCAAATGGTTGACTCTGGCGGTAAAGGTACTGATAGATTATCTGGTCTTCAAAGTATTGCAGGTGGCATTTCAGGTGCTATGGGCGGTGGCAAAGGTGGTCAGCAAGGAGCTGGCATTCCAGCGCCGCAATCAAGTCAAATAACTGATGATCCAGATGCGACTTTAAGAGATGCGCAAATGCAGCTTCAGAATGAACCACCTGAGATACAACAGCAATATGGTCCTATGCTAGCATCTGCTAGAATGAGGCTCAGAAGGGGGCAAATGGCATGACAGTAGCAGTACAACAGCCAAGGCAAAAGGATGATACTTTTTCCAAGCTAGCTAAGGGATTGCAGATAGCTAGCTCTGTTCTTGGGTTAAAAGATCAGATTTTTGGAAAAGAATTAACTCCAGAACAACAGAAGATGCATGATCTTAAGATGCAGCAAACAGAAACTGGTGTTAAGGTCGATGAAGCACAGTTAGCTGAATTGCAAGCAAAAGCGACCGAAAGAGAAAATCTTCAAAAAGGTATTTTGACAGCGCCGCAATTGTTATCTACTGCAGGAAAATTCAAGCGTGGCGAGCCTGGTGCTGAGGGTTCTATAGGAACATTTCAAACCCCGGCTGGTGAAAAGTTCAGTTTGATACCTGATCAGAAAAAAGAATCCATGTCTACTTATCAAAGAGAAATGCTGGGATTGGCTAGACTCAAAGATGTTAGAGCTGAACTCAAAGACGAAGAACAAAAAACAAAAACAAAAAATGAATCTGTTAGAAAGATTTCTGATGCTGTTAACAAGTCTGGAATTCTGGAAGTTACGAATGCTCTTGAGAAAATTAACAAAAAAATAGGGATTGATATTGATTCTGATATTCCTGGAGTTGGATTAACCGGTGTTGCTGCTAGTTTACCTCTTGTTGGTGGTGTTTTTGAGACAATGCTTTCAGATGAAGGAAAAGAAGTTAGACAACTTGTGAGTTCAGTAAGAAACGCAGTTTTGAAAGCAAGATCTGGCGGTGCTGTGTCAGATGGTGAAGCTGCAAGATTACTGGAAGAAATTGGATTAGGTCCAAACAAAACTGATGAACAATTAAGGATTGGCCTTAGATTAGTAAGAGATACTTTGAAAAGCAAACTCCAAAACATAGAGGCTGGTGCTGATCCAGATGCATTGTCTGAATATAGATCTAGAAAAGGTTCGATATCTTCGGAAGAAGAACTTTTTCAAGGACTTGAAATGATGATAGCAAATGAAAATAAAGCTGGCGTGCTTCCTGGAGAAAGTCAGGCAGAAGCTTCAGGTGGTCAGATGACAAGGCAGCAACAACTTGAACAAAGATTGCGTGAATTGGAAGGTCAATAATGCCAAAGCCAGTGGAACAAATGACAGCAGATGAAATCATGGCAGAGCTTGGGCAATCTAAACAGCAACAAACTCAAGCTATGAAGCCAGTGGAACAAATGAGTCCTGATGAAATTAGGAATGAACTTGCTGAGATGGAAAAAAACAAGCTTCATCCAGTTCAGTCTGCTCTTATTGGTGCTGCGCAAGGAATTTCATTTGGATTTTCAGATGAATTGAAAGCTGCTGGTAGAGCTGGTATCGACTCTGCTATGGGTAAAGGAAGTTTTGATGAGCTGTATGAAACATATAAACAGCAAGAACGTGAACTTATAGATAGATCAAGAGAGCTAAATCCAGGAACAACTGCTGTTTCGCAGATTGGCGGAGCTATTGCTGGCGGTATAGGCTCTGGTCTTGCAAAGGCTGCTGGTTCAGTTGGTGGTGCTTTGGCTCGTGGTGCTGTATCTGGTGGTGTCCTTGGTGCTGGTGAATCGAAAGCTGATTTAACATCAGTAGAGGGAAAAAAGGATATATTGAAAGGCGCGGCAACAGGCGCATTGTTTGAAGGTGCTTTTCATGGGATTGGCAAAGCTTTCAAAGCTGCTGGCCCTAAGAATCTTAAAAGAATGGCGGAGGAAAGAGCTGTCAAAGCACTTAGACCGTTGAAAAGTATGACTCGAAAGCTTGAGAAATCTGGAAGAACCCATGACGTGGGCAGAACCATTCTCGATGAAAATATATTATCATTTCGAGCATCTGACGCTTTGAAGAAATCAAAGGATTTGAAAAAGAAAGCTGGTCAAGCTATTGGTGACGCTACTGATGAGTTGGATGATATTATCAAAAAAGCTAAAGAGCAAGTGGACAAAGGTGAGTTGTTTGGCTTTGTTCCCAAGGGTGGCAAAGAAGGCTTTTTGATCGATGCTGATGGAAATACCTTTACAAGGAAAGAAATCAAAGATCTGATTGATGATACGTTTGGTGTAAATATGAAAAGAGTGGCAGATCGTATCAGATCTAACATGATCGAAGAAGTTAAGAAAAATCCTCCTCTTAGAAGTCAATTAAAGCGTCTTGAAAATCTTGCTGATGATTTCGAAGCAATGGGGACAACATCCTTCGATAGGGGTAGAATCATAAAATCTTCTCAGGGCAAACTAACCAAGTTCGACTCTGAGGCTGTGCCGCAGGCATTCAAAAAGCGTCTTTATGGAATAATTAGAGAAGAATTGGAAGATTCTGCTGGTAAATTGAAAAACTTAGAAAATTTCATCACTGAAGGAAAACTATCTCTTGATGATATTGTCAATTTTGATGCTGCAAGGAAAGCAGGCTCAGCAGATGAGCTTTTGGCGGCAAACAAATTATATGGAAAGTCTGTTGATATTGAAAATCTTGCTCAAAATTTAGAAGCTGCTGTCAAAACAAATAGAGATATTGGCTTAAGGGATGTTATACTTGCAGCGGGTGGATTTTCAGCCCTAGGCCCTAGTGGTCTTTTGTTAGGACTAGCAACAAACTTATCAAGAAAATATGGTTCCCAAGCAGCGGCCATAGGATTGGATAAACTAGCTAAAGTTGGTGCTAAAGTATCCAAATCAAGATTTGGGCAGATATTAGAAGAGGCTGCTAGAAAAAGCCCGAATGCCTTTATTGCAACACACATTTCTTTAAGGGCTAATGAGCCCGAATATAAAAAGATTTTGAATCAATCTAACAATAGAAATTTTGGAATACCTGAGCCAAGTGGTCAGTTCGGTATTCCTAACAGGTAGAGGGATTTATGGCTAATATTAGTGTAACTTATATATTTACAAACGGTACTGCAGCAGATGCAGGTGAGGTGAATACCAACTTCACAGATATTATTAATGGTACTTCTGATGGCACTAAAGATTTTAGTATCAATGCATTGACACTCGCTGGATCTTTAACTGCTAATGGCAATGTTACTTTAGGTAATGCCTCCACAGATACTATTACTTTCACAGGAAGAATGGCATCTAATATCGTTCCTACAACTACAGCAGCTTATGATCTTGGTACTAGCTCTCTTTGTTGGCAGCATATTTACCTAGATAATGATACGACTGATGGTGGTACTATCTATTTTGATGCTGGCACTGATCAGTATATACAAAGTATTGCTGATGGCACTGAGTTAGATATAGGCGGGTTTACATATATTGATCTTAATGGCGCTCAGATCAAAGGAATTACTGAATACATATCAGCGCAAGATGATTATACAATCACAGATACTGATGGAGTATCTGTCATAACAGTTGATTGTAATAGCGCTAATAGAACGATTACTTTACCGACTGCTGCAGATAATACTGGCAGGAAGATAACCGTTAAAAAAATTGATTTAGATTATGATTACACCGTAACAATAGACGGTGAAAACGCTGAGACTATAGATGGATTAGCTTCATATACACTTAATATTCAATATGATGCTGTAACTATAATCTCAGATGGGTCTGAATGGTGGAAGATTGGAACTTCTGAAGTCTATGATACATACACACCAACTGTAACATTTTCAAATGGTCAGCATGTTGCTGGTTCACACTCTGGGTTTATATCTAAAATAGGTAGACTTACTGTTATTCATACAAGAGTTGTTTTTAATAACACATCAGCATCTTCGTCTGGAACTATAACTTTCACCATTCCGGTGACGCTTGAGGGTAATGGTAACATTTCAAGGGGTGTGTTTAGTTCTAATGATAATATATCTGATTGGGAATGGGATTCTGGAAATACTAGGTTCTCCCAAAATGTTACGGTCGCTGACACTGGAACGCAAAGTATATATATGACCACAATTGGATTCATTGATTAGGAATCATCATGGCTAATATTAGTGTTACATATTCATTTTCTAATGGCACTACTTTAGAAGCATCAGAGATAAATCAGAATTTCACTGACATTATTAATGGTACTTCTGATGGGACCAAGGACTTCACTATAAGTGCATTGACTGCTGGTGGTGCTGCGCAATTCAATGGGGCAGCCACTTTCGCAAGCACAGCGACATTTAATGGTGCGGTTACTTTAGGGAATGCGACGTCTGATGACATCACCTTCATAGGATATGTTGCTTCAAATATAGAGCCAAAAACAGATGCCACTTACACACTAGGATCATCAGCACAGTGCTGGCGTTCTATAAGTCTTGATAATGCTGTAACAGATGGTGGCTCTGTATTCTTCAATTCAAGTTCTTCAACTTATTTAAAATCAACTGCAGATGGTACTGAGCTAGATTTAGGTGGTTTCACATATTTCGATACAAACGGTGCACAGATAAAAACACTTGCATCTTATAATGAAGCAAAGTCTGCAGCATATCCGATAACAGATATAGATGGAGTATCATCTGTTTATGTGACTACATCAACTACTAATAGAACGATTACTTTACCGACCGCTGCTGATAACGATGGCCGGATCATTACTATTAAGAAGGTAGATTCAGCTTCAGGTAAAGTTACTGTAGACGGTGAAAACGCTGAAACTATAGATGGTGAAGCCACCATAGACCTTGATTATATTAATGAGTCTGTAACTGTTCAGTGTGATCAGACTGAGTGGCATATAACAGCTCTTAAGAAAACTTGGAAGTATCTAGTAAATCAATCATCCAGCACATATAACAACACATCATCTACTGGTCAGCTTTCAAAGACATCAATACCTCAAGGTGTTTATAGAGTTACGGTTGGAGCACAGCAATGGAGGCAAGCGCCTGATGAAGCTTGTTATATGCAGCCGCAATTAAACAATGCAGATGTAGCCTTATCTGGAGCAAATGATTGGTATGTTGGATATAACTCTACTGGATCTTTAAGTGGAGAGCAGATAAACGTTTTAGGAATTACAAGCACATATATACTTTCATTTTCTAGTGCTTCAAATTCATTTGATCTAGATATTGTTGCAGGAACAAATAGCACTATATTTTATCCTTGGTGGTCAATAGAGAAAATCAATGATGAGACAACTATAGCATCTGAATGGGATTAAAAATGTCTAACTTTGAAGAAAAAATAAAAGAGTTAAACAAGGAAGTAGATCAAAAGAGATTTAAATATAAAGGATGGGATCAAAGTCAATATATTGTATACGATGCTAAATCTGATAAATGGTCTACAAACGATGGTAAGCCTTTTTATCCTAAATTTGAAGTTTATGAAGATTATATTGAGATAGCTAATGATTTCAACATAGTTGATTGGTACAAGCCTGACATTGTATGGCTTAACAATAAAGATAAGCCTGAAGACTATAAGGGCGATTATTATTCTTCTAAGGATCTTTCTAATTGGTTTTCAAAGCCGGAAGAAGTTAAGGTCATAAAATGGATTCAGATTATGGCTTGCGATAATTGGGCTAAACTAGAAAGCAATTGACATATTAAAATCTTAGATGGTAACATTTTTACAAATTACTGTTTGGGATATTTTATGGAATATTTAATTGGATTTTGTGCCTTACTTGGCATTTCAAACTTACTTACCTTATTTCTATACCTTAAAAAGAAAAAAGAGCCTCAAGTTCAACTTACAAAAGATGCAGATCATCTATTGGCTGAGTTGTTGAATGGCGGTGCTGTCTGCACTATTCAGATTTCAAATCCATCTGAGATGTTTCAATGGTCGCCGAGGGATGTCAAATGATTGTAATATTTGGTGGAACCGGGACTTTAGGTAATGCATTAGCTAGGCAATTTGAAAAGTCTAAAGATGAAGTTTGCATTATTTCAAGGTGTGAGCTTAAGCAAAAACAGATGCAGAAGCTTTTCCCAGGGTTTAAATATATTGTAGGTGATGTAAGAGATCATCACTGGAAAACAATGGTTAAGCCTAAAATAGTCTATAATTTGGCAGCCATGAAGCATGTTGACACTGCAGAGTATAACGTTGAATTTTGTTATGATGTGAATACAAATGGAACTATTAATACTTGTAATTGGGCGATTGAAAATGGTGCTAAGTATATTTTTTCGAGCACTGATAAAGCTGTTTTGCCTATTAATGCGTATGGTGCCTCTAAAATGATGGCTGAGAAATATGTTCTTTCTAAGGGCGGCTCTGTCATGCGCTGGGGTAATGTTCTTGGAAGCCGTGGTTCTGTTCTTCACTCATTTAAAGAAACCCTTGAAAAGGAAAATGCTGTATATATTACAGATACAGATATGACTCGTTTCTGGATTCATATAGATGATGCTGCAAAATTCATGATTAAAAGATCATTAATCAAAGGAATACATATACCTGAGATGGGAGCTGCTAAAGTTGTTGAAGTCGCTGGTGCCATGGCAGCGTATATGGGTGTTGGTGTTTTTGATCTTGTTGAGACTGGCATAAGGCCAGGTGAGAAGATTCATGAAGTATTAGAATCTAACCATGATTATTGTTACAGGTCTGATGATCCAGCCATACAGATTCCTATGGATGTTTTGGTGGGGATGATTGAAAGGGTGTTCAATGGATAATATAGCAATAATTGGTGCTTCAGGATCTATGGGAACTAGATATCAAGCTATTCTAAGGTATCTTGGGAAAACTCCCATGTTGTTTGATGAAGATACTTGGGGCCAGTGTTTGACCACTGTGGGTGTAGAAGGCATTATCATATGCTCACCTACTGCAGAACATATCTTTAACATTAAAGAATTGCAGAGACTTGGCGTACCTATTTTATGTGAAAAGCCAGTATCTTGTGAATTTGGTGCTCTTGAATCGATACTTGATCTTGATATCAATCTAACCATGGTAAATCAATATGCTTTCATTAGAGGTATTGATGGTGATGGTCCCACTTATTATGACTATTACAACACTGGAAAAGATGGAATCGAATGGGACTGCCTTAATATCATAGGTCTAGCGAAAGGCGATTGTTATATTAACAACGACAGCCCTGTTTGGAAGTGCATGATCAACGGTAAAAAGCTGACTTTGGAAGAAGTGAATAAGTCGTATGTTGATATGCTAGATTCATGGCTTAAGGACCCAAAGGAAAACAGAGAATACATTATTGAGTCACACAAAAGGATTTGGAGTGGAAAATATGTCAAGGGTGGTTATAGGGATTCAGGCAAGGATGACAAGCCAGAGACTCCCAAAAAAGTGCATGATGGAGATCAACGGAAAACCGATGTTGGAGTGGGTTATAAAAGCCGCCCAAAAGTCAGCAACGTATTTAAACCGAGGTCCTAAAAACTTAGAAGTTGATGTTGCTCTTTTAATTCCTGAAGGGGATAAGCTTGGTGAAATATACAGGCATAGAAGAGATTTATATATTGTTACTGGTGATGAGCATAATGTTCTTTCTAGGTACTCTGAGCTTGCTGATCATGATTATGTCGTTCGCATAACTTCAGACTGCCCTTTGATACCACCTGAGATAATTTCTCATCATATTACAAAAGCAGTACAATATGATCTTGATTATGTTTCTAATGTAGACCCAGATCACAGGATGCACCCTGATGGATGGGACTGCGAGGTCATGTCTTCAAAGATGCTTTCATGGGTGTGTGAAAATGCAGAAGATGACTTTGATCTTGAGCATGTAACAACACTTATCAGAAAGCAAAAACCACAAGGTTATTTGATGGCTAATGTTATAGGAAGGCTTGATATATCTCATTTAAAGCTTTCAGTAGATACAGAAGAAGATCTTGATTTTGTTAGGACATACCAAAAGATATGCTCTGATAAGACCAAAAAGGCAAAATCCAAAAGCTCAGCAGATAGGTTTTATATTATATGAATTGGAAGCATAGAGCTGATAATTGTATTTCACAGGGTGCTCTAACTAATTCAAAGCATCCTGATATGTTAATTAGTGGTGTTTATCCTAGTCATATCAAGCATGGTCATGATGTTTATTTATACGATGAAAAAGATGCTAAATACCTTGATTATATTTGTGGGTTAGGGACTAATTTTCTTGGATATGGCAATGATCATATAAACAGGCATATTATGAAATACATGTATGGTGGGTTTTCCCATTCATTGCCCACTACTACTGAAGTTGAGACTGCAGAGAAGCTCAAAGAGATATTTGTTTTTGTTGATAGATGGAAGTTTTTGAAGTCTGGATCTGAAGCGTGTTCTGCAGCTTTGAAATATGCAAGAGCTGCAACTGGTAGGACTAAAGTGGTATCTCATGGGTATCATGGATATCATGATCAATTTGTAAGCCTAACATTACCGCACAAAGGGGTGCCTGATGATCCTAATATTATTCAGTATATCAGCCTTGACTCTATTGATTCTAATACTGCTGCGGTTATTATCGAACCTGTGATAACAAGGACTGATAAAGACTGGATTCAGTGGCTTAAGGACTTAAGAAAGAAGTGCGATGATACAGGGGCGCTGTTAATATTTGATGAAGTCATAACAAGCTTTAGGTTTGATAAATATAGTGTATCGAATTCATTTGGTATCATTCCGGATATGATTGTTATTGGCAAAGCAATGGCTAATGGTCTACCATTGGCTGCAGTAGGAGCAAAAGCCGACATCATGGATGATAAACAGGTTTTTGTTTCTACTACGTTCGCAGGAGAAGTGTTATCGCTCGCATCTTGCTATAAGGTATGCGAGCTAGTCCAAAAGAACTCAGACTATAAAATCCATTTTCTGTGGGAAAAAGGTCAAGAATTCATAGATAAATTTAATGCTATTGGCGGACCTGTAACCATTGAGGGATATCCTACTAGGGGAGTGTTTAAAGGTTCTGATGTAAATATTGCAAATTTCATGGCCGAGATGGCAAAATCAAAGATTCTATTTTGCAAGTCATGGTTCTTCACTTTTGGTCATATTAAAGAAATGGATAGTACGCTTCAGATTTGCAAGGGAGTGTTAAATAAAATCAAAGACGGTTTTGAGTTTAAGCACCAAATGCCTCAAAGCCCTTTTTCAATGGGAGTTAGAAATGGAAAATGATTCTACAACTTACGACAAGCTAGCGGACGCTGTTGTTCATCTTGATAAGATGGGGAAAGAGACAGATGCAAAGGCTCAAGTCTGGATGAAGAACTTTCAAGAGTTTACAGGATATAAGCCTAACCAACCTATTAATGCTTTTGATGTCGTAAAGCTAATGTATAAATTCTATGGCGAGCCTAAATGATTGAATATGACCAAGATGTCTTTATGGTTCCTTTAAAGGAGAAAAACCTTGAAAGGTATCGGCTTGCTAGAAATGATGTTGATGTAAGAAGCTGGTGTAGGCAGGTAGGTGAAATATCTGAAATGCAACAGGCTGAGTGGTATAAAAGGCAAGATCAAGACCCATCGATTATGATGTTTGAGCTTCATAACTTTTCCAATGGGCTCATTGGAGTATGTGGCCTTACAGATATTGATCATATGAATCAAAGAGCAGAATTCTCATTATATATCTTTCCTAAATACAGGAAAAGGGGCTTGGCTCAAAAAGGTCTTAAGACATTGATAAAATTTGGATTTAATGAGCTTAACTTAAATCTGATTTGGGGTGAAAGTTTTGAAAGTAATCCAGCTAGAAAGATGTTTAAATCATTAGGATTTAAAGAGACTGGTTTTAGGCCAGATTATTATTTTAAGAATGGAATATTCTTAGACGCTTATCTTTATTGTCTTAGGAGAGATGAGTGCAAGTTCTGATTATTTTATTATCAACTCTAATTGTTATAAATCTCATAATTCTATATTATGTTACTAGACCGAAAATCATCGAGCTTGAAAAAGAAATCCCTGGGATTAAAAGACAAGTTGTCATGACTCCACAAGGTACTTTTCAAAGGATTGAAAAACGTGATCCAGTTTATAACGATGATGAAACACTTTTCATACGAGAAGATGGTGACAGACAGGCATAGAGAAGTATATAAATCACTTGGAATTTTCCTAACACTAGCAGTTTATATCTTTGGTGCTGGTGTTTTATATCAAAAGACAGAAAGCAACTCTGATAAAATTGATGCCATAGTTGATTCTGATATTAGAGATAATTATGATTCACAGAATTTAAAGCGAGATATTAGAGAAATATCCGAAAGAATAGCAAGGCTTGAAGCTAAGATTGATGCTTTAGACGAATGGTGTCGTAAGAATTTAAAGAAAAAATAACGGGATTTTAGAAAACCTGCCAATATAGTATAATAATAAAAAATCATAAAATTAAATATTCCAAAGGAGGATCTATGCCTAGTCAACAAATGATTGATGTTGTTAAGGATGTTGCAGAAATTGGAGAAGTTTTTGAAGCAATTTCAAAGGCTGATGGCTATATGGGTAAGATCGCTCCGCTTTTAACCTTAAGTGATGAGCTTAAAAGAAT